GTTTGAAGAGAAAGCATACCGGGGAGAAAAAGGAATGCTGTGGACAGGTCCTTATATGGAACTTTACGAAGATTTAAGGTTAGAACCAAGAGACAGCGGTTACATTCATACTGAAGGCTGGGACGATGTAACGTGGGGGTTGTTTGAATGCCCAAATTTGAACCAAGAGTAGCAGCTATAATACAGGCAAGGTTAGGTTCTAAACGACTTTCTGGTAAAGTATTAAAACCAATAGGTCCTAAAACTATGCTTCAGTGGGTTATTGACCGAACCTGGCTAGCGCAGGGGGTAGATTGTATTGTAGTAGCTACTCCAGATAAACGTATAGCTGATTTTGTAGACAGCACTTATAGTAACGTACCTATTTGGTCGTATTGGCATCGTAGCGGTGACGAAGACGATGTTTTAACCAGATACCTACACGCAGCAAACTTCTGCGGCGCTGAAGTAATAGTAAGGATTACTGCTGATTGTCCGTTAATAGACCCTGAAATCATAGAATCTGCTATGTCCGCTATAGGCAGTCACGATATTTGTAGCAACGTACAATACCGTACTTTCCCTAAAGGGACAGATGTAGAAGTTATGCAATATGACACATTACTAAGGTTAAACAGGCTAACTGATAGTGGTAGAGAACATGTTACTACCTTTATATATGAGAACCCAGGGCTATTCGATCACGAGGTCATTTTACAGAAGGATGACGTTAGCTTCATGGACTGGTCTGTAGACACCCAAACCGACCTTGACAGGGTACGCATGATGTATAAATTGTTTAATTGGGAAGTAGTATCCCACAAAGAACTTACGGAGAGTTTATTAAACAATGGCTTACGGAACACCTTCATATCTGAGCGCACCGAATAAGAAATACGGCAACCCTCACAACACCGAGTATATGAACACCAAGACCGGACCTGGTAGTTCAAGCAAATACATGAACACAAAAACCGGTGGGTCAATAGCTAAGACCTACATGAAAACTCCTACAGGGAATGATGCGTCTCAATACCTGAAGGCTGCATCAGCTAAAAACATGGGTTATGGGAAATTAGCCCGTGGGATGAAAAAGAAAGAAATGGGAATGTACTAATTGAATATATGGGAATTATTACTAGAGTCAGGCGCACCTCCAGAGGCAATTCACCGGCTTATGAGCCAAAGCAAAGCGAAGAACCCATTAATTTCTCCAAGACCAGGGATGAGAGGCAATACAGATGCCCTTAGTGGAAGCCCAGTGCAGGGACCACGGGGAATACGAGGCGTTAGTCCTCCGCAGAGATCAAGCCGTTTGTCCTACATGCGGTAAGGAAGGGAAGACGGTGTTTAATGCTCCTGCTACATATAGAATGGATTTTAGATCAGGATGGAGTCCTGGAGCAGGTAAATACTTCGATACTAAGAAGCAGCGTGAAACATGGATGAGGTCATCCAATTCAAGGCGGATTAAAGATTAATGGCTGAAAACGTTCTTAAAAGACTGCTTGGGCGCATGGACGAAAAGTCAGACGTAAATATTAAACAACTAAGACATGAAGTGGACGGCTGCTTCAACGCCACTAAGTCAACCCGTGAAGAGATGACACGGTTTTTAAAACGTTACAAGGGAGAATGGTGGAACCTTGACGGCGAAGGCAAGCTAAAGAGTTCAGATTCAACAGTAGCGTTAAACCTGGTACATTCAACAGTAAGCACGATAGCACCGTTATTAACTGATAATAAACCACAATGGTCAGTTAGGGCAAGAGTTCCTTACATGCAAAGGTATGTAGAGGCCCTTAGTCTTAAACTTGAGTACGATTGGGACGTACTTGACATGGATGATGTGGTGTTACGATGGGTAATGGACGCTCTTATTATGAAGATAGGCATAGTTAAATGCTTATATGACGAGGAAGAGCAGGAAGATATCGTTGAAAACGTAGACCCAAGAACCTTTTTTATAGCTCGTGGTTTTGACCGTTTATGGAAAGCACCTATGTGTGGAACCAGAACACGCAGGTCTTTGGCCTACATAAGGATGAACTGGCCGGAAAAAGGTAAGGATGTTAAATCTGACGCTCTCAGTAACGAGTGGAGCATGGACGTTAGCGATAAAGAAGATGAAGACACCAGCGACCAATCCGCTACTTTGTATGAAGTGTGGTTAAAAGATGACGAAATGGAAGACTACTACGTTAATGAAAAAGGGGACGAAGTAGAGAAGAAAGAGGAAGAGTCAGAAAAGAAGAGCAGGAAGAAGTACCCTTACGGAAGGTTCGTGATTTTTACTGAAGGGGTGTTATTAGAAGATAAGCCATCGGTATATACCCACGGAAAACCACCTTATGTAGAACTTTATGACTACCTCGTACCTCACGAATTCTTTGGAATGGGCGAAGTAGACCAGATAGAAGAAATGAACAAAGCAGTAAACCGGTCTATGCAGCTTATGGATCAGTGGCAAAGATATTACTGCGATCCTCCCTGGTTGCTGGATAGTAACGCTGGGTTAGAAGTAGAAACAGTAAAGACAGAATTGCGTAGTGGCGGTGGGATATTTACCTACAACGCCTTATCCAACTCATCACGACCTCCTTTGGAGAAGACACCTACGCAACCTCTTGACCAGACAGTTTACAATTACCTTAACTTTTTAATGACAGCGATTGAAGAGTCATCAGGACAGGCTGACATAACCAAGGGAAGAACAGGTAAAAGTCAAAGACAGTCGGCAACGGAAATCTCTACTCTTATAGAAAGCGCCTACACCAGAACACGCCAAAGGGTAAGAAACTTAGAAAACTCAATAGGAAGAATGCAATGGATGCGACTGCACAATATGCAACAGTTCTATATAGATACCAAGCACTTTTCTTTAGTTGAAGACGGAGAAATATCTTATTACACAGTAAGCAATAACGCCGGATGGGTAAGAGAGGCTCTACAACCTACAGAACAGGACATGGAACAGGAAAACAGTCAAGTAGTACAGGATTACGAGGCTTTTCTTACTAAGTATGGGGGGTTACAGGAAGTTGATCCTGTGTATGCTGCCTTTGATCTTGAGATACAAACTAACTCAACCCTACCTATGGATAAGCAATCTTTAGCTAACTTATTGTTAAGGCTGTTAGAGATGGCTAATGCAAGCCCTGCAACTAGTATTCCAATATGGGAGGCAGTCCTTAACCAACTCAGGATACCTAAATATAAAAACATTATTCAGGAAATAAAGAAACGAGCCGATGCGGAAAACCAACAACCGCAACAATCGGAACAACAGCAAGCAGGAGCAGGTCTACCTGGAATGCTTGAAGTCGTAGGAGGACAAGAAAATGTCAGACCCAATGCGTAGACCAATGCCTTCACCTGGGGGGTCAGGAATGCAGTCGGCAACGAGAGCGACTGAATCTCCTTTAAATCCCACAGACATGATGTTTCGGCAAAGTCAGGGAAGGGGAGTGGGACCGGATACAACCATACGTCAGTTTTTACAAAGTTATGGTGTAGATGTAGACGGACCTGTTACTCAGTTAACTAAATTAGCACAAAATGCATCTCCGCAAGGAAAGATGCAAAGTATGGCAGGAATGCCAGGTGGAAGACCGGCTCCACAAAGACCAATGGGACAAAGTCCAATGGCACAAAGACCGGCAGGTGCAGGAGCGACTCCAGGGAGAGCAGCGCAACCGGCACCTCAAGATTTATCATCACTACTACGGAGGTAGTTTAAACAATGGCAGACGCTTCAACTCCAGTGGAACCCCTAGAGGGTCAGCCCATAGCGGAGCAGGGAAGTCCTGACGCAGGGCAACCGGACCCGTTTTTCAGTTACTCATATTTAGACGGTAAGGTTGATCGATTTGACTCCAAAGAGGATTTGGAACGTGCTTGGCGTGATTCTCATTTCCGTGAAGCTGACTACACCAGAAAGACCCAAAAACTTTCTGATGAGAGGAAGGCGTTTGACGGCGAGAGAGAAAAACATCAGGGAGAGATGAAAGCTTTCTTAGATACCAAGAAACGTTATGACGACATGGATACCGCCTACAGGGGTTTGTCACCACAAGCTCAGGCGCAACTTGCCCAATTAACACAGGAACCGGTAGGTCCTAACGACTTGCTGGACAGATCTAGAGAGCATACTAATTCCGCTGTAGAGGATATCCGTGCAGAACTACAGTCTTTCAAAGATGAAAGGGCAACGGAACAACGTGAAAATTATCTCAACGATCTTATGGGACAAATGCAGTCAAGGTATGAAGACTTTGACCAGAACAATGCCCTTGAGATGCTTGATGCGCTCGGTGACGGCAATCCCGAACCTCTACTGGAAATGGTGTATTGGGCTATGCGAGGCAAGAACAGCGGTGCTGTTCAAAACTCTTCGCCGCCAATAGGACCGGCTATGCAAAAGGCAGCAAGACTGCCAAGAGCAAGTGGCGGTAAACCTAAAACAGACAGTGGTCGTAAATACGCCAGTATAGACGAGGCAGCAGACGCAGCCATGCAAGAATACGCAGGTGTAAAGTTGCCCAATTAGGGGATAAAAAGTGGCATTAGGAATTGACGAGGCTAATACCGTCTCGGATAAATTTTACGACAAAACCATCACTCAGCAGGTGTACGAGAAATCACCGCTGTTTTATAAACTGAAACAAGAGAAGAAAGTACGCTGGGACGGTGGTACACAAATACAATTTGCTATCCGATATAATACTTTGGATTCAGCAATCAACGTAAACCCAAGAGAACAGATTGAGTTCGGACAAAAAGAAACCCGAACCGGTGGTGTTCTTGACTACAAATTTACTGTAGCAGATGCGATGATTTCGTGGGATGAACGTGTTAAAAACACTGGCAAACCAGAGATTATCAACCTCCTTCGAGAGAAAACGGACGAACTTCAGCAGGACATGTTTAACAAGTTCCAGGCAGACCTCTACAATACTACCCAGTCTTCCAAGGCTTTCAGTGGTTTGGACGAGATCGTTGACGCAGGGGACAGTTATGCAGGAATAGCTGTTGCAGATGCCGCTGAATGGGCTGCTATAGAGAATACTTCAGCTACTGAATTATATCTTTATGGTGATTCCAATTCACTATCACATCAGATTAACCTCTCAACCTTCGGTCCTGATAAGCCTGATTTGATTGTTACTTCCAGAGACCTTTACAACAAGACTGAGTCTTTGATTCAACCCCAGGAAAGGTTCGAGGATACCATGATGGCTGACGCTGGTTTTACCACGGTTAAATTCCACGGTATACCTATCGTTGGTGATTACGCTCTCGATGCAAGCACCGCTGGTAGTGGTACTTACATGTACGGACTATGTTGCAAATACTTTGAATTCAGATGTCACCCTGACTATGACTTCAAGACAACTCCGTGGAAGGAACTGTTTCAGGCTGGATACATCAATGCGATGGCTAAAGCGGTTTCGTGGGCTGGCAATATTGTATGTAAGATGAGAAAAGTAAACTTTAAGTATACTGCTCTCGATTACACAAACTAGGAGAAAATAAGTGGCTTTTAATACTGAAAGAGGTTCCTTTGGCGGAACCGTTATGCCTCGTGTTGACTCAAACGGGAAAACATGGCTAAAGGCAAAAGCTCATGGGGATTTGACTGCAAAAACGCCTTACACAATAAAAGGCGGAGCAAGTGGTTTGTTAACTCTTGCCCTGGCTGATACTAGCTTTGCGTCTACTACAGCGGCTTCCCATGCTAATTATTATGTAGGGATTCCTGACGATGCTGTTTCTTCAGGAACATTTGGCTGGTTGCAGATAGGTGGAGACGTAGCTTCTGTTGTTACAACAGCGACTACTGCCACAGCAGGTACAACCTTTCGCTGGAGTAACGCATCGGTTATAGGTTCAGGAGCTTCAGACGTAGCTTTTTGTGCTGACTTTGCGGTATCTACCGAGACAACCGCCGCTACTCAAACCCAATCAATGTTTTTGTTAGCTCGAAAAGTTTGCGGGATAACATAGGAGTAATAATATGGCTGTTACAGTAACATATGCAGCAAGACTCCAGAACAATTTAAACGTTAATTCCCACGCTGCCAGAAACACTAAGTTTGCTTTCGGGACGTTGGCTCCAAGTTCATATACAGGAGGAGGGGTAGCTCTTACTTTCACCGGATTTCGGAATGTAAGTGGAGTGATCATACCTAATACTTCAGGGTATATGTTTGAGTATCGACCTGGGAGTAACGTAATGACAGTCAGGTGGCAACAGGCTACTGGAACGGCAACACAACAGATATTTGGAGAAATACCTTCAGATACCCAATTGTCGTCGTGGACTGCGTTACCGTTTTTTGCGTGGGGTAATTAAATGTCTGGGGAAGCCAACAGAGGCGCACCCCTAAGTACAAGAGTCAGTATAACTGCTACTGGCTCTGTACAGATCTTTGCTTCGGCTGCTTCAACTAAGTGGTTCCTAACCAAGGGATTTATAGCTTGGAGTAACGCTACCGTGAATTCTACCATAGACATAATGGAAGGTTCTGCAAGTATCTTCCGGTTTATGGTTCGTGCTACAGGCGGTTTTGAACAGTTCAGTCTTGGGGAAAGAGGTCTAAGAGCTTCCGACTCCAATACAA